TAAAACTGTTAGTGTAACTGCATTGGTTGTTGCGGGGACAGCAGCACCGACTGCACTGATAACACAACGATACTGATCATTATGATCATCTGCATATGTCGTAAGTCCTGTTGTATATGACGCTGAAGTTGCTCCCCCTATAGGATTCCATACACCCCCGCCATCATCTGACTTCTCCCACTGGTATGTAACGCCAGGTTCATGTGATGAGAAACCTCCTGCTTCACCACCACCTCCACCACTAGGAGTATCAAACTGATCTACCTCGAATGAAGATGATGCAGCGTTACCACCAACAGGTGCCATTGTCACTCCACCAAGTGTTGTAAATGTTGCAGTCTGTGTTTCATTAACTGTAGCATCAGATGGTTGAGATGATACAACAACTGTTACTGTTTCTACTTGTAATGTGGCAGCATTAGATGGTATAGATGTAGCACCCGCACATGAAAGCAAACAGCGATACTGATATTCATCATATGCTTGTGTTAATGTAGGTGTTGTATATGTTGTAGTTGTTCCACCAGTTCCTTCAGATACATCAGACCATGATGCTCCGTTTGTAATAGATACTTGCCACTGGTATGTAATGTCACTAGGATCTGCATCTGATGTAGTTGCAGCAACACCAAATGATGACGTTCCACCTACTGCACCAGTTGTATTAGTTGGTTGTGATGTTATATTGATAGTTCTCTGAACAAACAATCTAGCAGAATTAGAGATAACTTCACTTGCACCTGTTGCATTCATTTTACATTGATAGAAGTCACCGTAACTGTCATCGTAAGTTGTAGAACCAGTAGTATATGTTGTAGTGTTAGCACCACTTATATCGACAAAGGTTATTCCATCACCGTTCTCAGATTTCTGCCACTGGTATGTAATAGAAGCACCATCTAAAGTAGAACCAACTGCTGTAAACGATCCTGCAGCAGGAGCGATAGGTTGAGAGTTTGTTGGTTGTGTGTCAACTGTAATCGTTCTGAATACTGTTAATGTAACTGCGTTTGTATATGATGGTGCAACTGATGTGCTAGTTTCTAACTTACAACGATACTGGTAATTGTTCTTAGCAAAATCATCATCTACAGTCAGTGTATTTCCAGTTGCTCCACTGTATCCACCACCATTAGTAACTGTTGCCCAACCTACACCACCGTTAACTGAGAACTCCCATTGGAATGTAATAGTAGATCCATCATCACTAATACCCGCTACAGGTCCGAAAGTAACTGTATTTCCTGATCCTGCTTCTACACTAGCATTAGATGGTTGCTGTGTAATGTTAACTAGAACACCAGTTCCAGTTGTAGTAAATGAATATGCCTGTGCGTTACCTGTTACGTTTTCGGTGACTGTGAAGTTAAATGATGTGTCAAGGTAATCTGCAGTAACAGTTCCAGATAAGTTACCTGTTGTAGTATCAAACGTCAAACCTGTAGCACCTAGTGAATCACCACTAAGAGTGTATGCTTCAAAAGTTGGTTCGTTAGCAAATGTTGTTCCAGATAGACCTAGATCTAAATTGATAGTGTCGCCATCAGAATATGGACTTCCTGCAAAAGTTCCAGATGATGTTTGCCAAGTTACGGTAGTATCAATGTATGGATAAAACATACCTCTTGATACTGTTAATTCTGCACCAGAACCATTGTAATTAAAATCAACACCAGTATCTACAGGATAATATACGACTGCAGAACTTTGTCCAGAAGATTGTTGTGCATCTGTTTGAGATGTTAAAGATGTTGATGTAGATACTACACCATCATAACTTTCATGAGTTTTTCCTTCTGGATTTATTAACGCCAGATAGTTATTTGATCCACCGCCAGTTGTACCTGCAGTAGCGTTGTTAGGTGCTTGTATAGTAATACTATTGTTAACAGCACTTTCTGCCTGTATAGTTAACCAACCAGAATGGGATAATGTGGATAAGTTTACTCCACCAACGATTACACCACCACTACCACCAGTTGCACTTGACACTGTGATAGTTCCTATCATGCCACCGTGAACACCACACTGATAGTAATATGTTCCTGCTACAGCGGGTGTCCATGATACTGTTGCATTACCACTAGAACCCTGACCATTAGCAACTGGAGTTGTTACATTACTACCACCGCTTGATACTCTGATATAAAATGGGTGAATACTTGATACGTTGCTTAGATTAAAATTGATTGTATCTCCAACTAATACATTTACTCCTGCGTTATTGCCACTAACAGAACCATTTCTATCAGTTCCATTAAGAGTATAGAAACTAGATGAGGGTGCAGTTGTTGTTATATTCCATATTGTTGGTGTAGAAGATCCTGCTCCTGCTGTCGATCCTGTTGTTCTAAGTTGACATTTTTTACCAACATTTCCTAAGAAATGAGCTGAGTCAGCTGGATTAAATTTAACCTCTACATAATCACTTCCTGCTAAAGTGACATATGGATTGTCTATAAGTTTCTTATCTACTATACTGTTTGTAGGATAGTTGGTATGTGTACCAGTTCTAATATCACCAGATGATCCCGTGTTTCTCGCAAACTGTTTTGATAACTGTGTTAGGTTATTTGTAGTTAAAGTATATCCATTCTTACCACACCATGCTGCCATGATACCCGCAACAATAGGTCCTGAGAAGGATGTACCATCTATGGTGTTGTAGTTTGTTGTGCTTGTATATGGTGTGTTAGCAGTCCAATCATAGAAGGGAACTAGAATTTTTTCGCCAGGTGCAACTGTGGTACAACCACCACCGTAGTTAGAGAAAAACGCCCATCTATCATTGTAAGATGTAGCACCAACTGTAATCTTGTTTTGGTTTGTATCTACATTGTTAATACCACCATTAGGGTTATCTGAATATCCTGCTGTTCTTGCACCCGCTACACACTTAGTTTGTAAAGGTCCTGCAGTTGCATCACTGCTATTTTTAAATCCATTACCCGCAGATCTGACAAGAACTATATTCTCTGTATTTACTATTGTTCCTTCAATATCATCTAGCATCTCCTCATCAGTTCCTGCGTCATTACCAGAGTCATTTAACTCAATATTGGGTGAGTTTTGTGTAGGAATGCCAGGTCCGAATGATGCATTGATAACAGCTGGACGATTATTACCTTTGTAATTACCGTTTGTGCTATCGTTATGATCTATAACTGCCTGATATGCACCTAGTATTGCACTATAAGAACCACTTACTTGATTATTAAATGCCTTTAACGAATATATCTTTGACTTATTACATATTCCAGCTGTTCTTCCTGCTGCAAGAATAGCACAGTATGTGCCATGTCCTTGATCATCTTCATTGTTAGTTCCATAAGCACCACTGTAATGTGATAGTTGAAACACTCTATAGTTTTGTTGTTCAGCAGAACCGTTGAGGTCAGTAACAAAATCAGGGTCATATAACTCAGGGTGAAGTGCTGCGTTGTTACCTGTTGGTCTAGACGCACCACGAACACCAGAGTCTATAATGTATATGTCTACACCATCTCCAGCTCCATTTGATGTTTGACTAAACTGTCTGTTTAAATATTGTCTATCTTGTTTTGTAATTCTATCTAGATGCCAGTAGTCATGGATATTAATTGTTCCATATCTATCTGGTGATGATGTTATTCTTCCCATGCCAGAATGCACTGAACAGTAGAAGTATAGGATAGATGGTGTAGATGTACCAACTGACAATACAGTTTGACCATCTGTGCCAGGTGTTCCAGATACTGTTACTCCTGTAGTTAAGTCTCCTGTGCCACCTGTAGTATGTGTTCCATCTTGTGTCTCTGAGAATCTAAACGGATGACCATTGTTTGAAGAATCACTCTGATCAAACGTATAGGTTCCACCTTGCATAAAACCTGTTTGGTTATAGAACCTTTGATATGTTCCACCCTGTGTCTGTGAGAACACAAAGAAGTCACTACCACCGATATTCTGAACCTTTACATATATTGTTCCACTTCCAGTTGTTGTTAAAGTTCTAGTATTACTTGTTGCTGATCCTGATGCAGGAGTGTCAAGGGTTGTAGAACCAGAAGTTTCCACAGTAAGAGATGCCTCAGTAGGCATGGGGTCTCCACTATAAACTTCATTATCCCATGTAGCATTTTTAACTACACTCAATGCTCTCAATTGTGTTAGTAGATTACTCTGATACCTCTCAGGGCAATCAAAGGTAATTATCTGGAATGTTCTAAATTGTTCTACAAAGGAAAGGTAACCGTATAATTTCAAGATCGCAGCTGCTGCCTGATCTAGATTATAGTTATCACTGACCCTTACTATTACCTTCTTCATCTGATGGTGCAATAAGTCCTTCAGATATATTTATGAAGTTCCGTCTCCTGCCTTTGCTAATAGTTTCTGAACTTCGCCTTCGCTTACCTGTTTACCCATTCTCTCTACAGGTTTTGTAAATTTTAAGTCGTGTTTTTCATCAAACACAAATTTAGTTCTAAGGTGTGTTTTATCTCTTTCTACTATCAAATGATATGACTGACCATAAACATTAGATGAAAAACCTAATGATATAATAGTTCTACCATCGTATAACTCTCCCACTTTGTATGGGCAAGTCTCTGCAGTTCCATCAAACTTAATATGGAACTGCCTAGAATTTACGTGTTCTTGTGCTCTTAGTTCACTTGACTTCTTCAGTGCCATCTTCTTCTGGTTTCTTAAGTGTCATGTTCAGTGCTTCAATAGCACCTTCTAATCTCAACGTCTGCTCTTTGCGAGTGCTTAGTTGTTTTTCCAGTTCGACGATTGTTGCTTTTTGTTCTTTCAGTTGATTGGTGAACTCTTCCACCATTTTTTCAGCATCCATAGTTTAGAATGATAAGTGTATTATTTAGTATAGCACTAGATGTCTTGATTTTCAATCCAACTAGTAACTATGTATTTGTCTCCCGATAGAGGAGGGTTACCTCTATGAGTGTGTGTCCAGTGTGCTGGCCATATCAAGAACGTTCCTCTTTTGGGTTTGAACCTGACATGTTGATATAGAAACTCTGTCTCTCCACCTTCCTCAACATCATTTAGGTATAGCATAGTAGCAAACATTCTTCGGTTTGCACCATACTGTCCATCTTCATAATGCCATACATGATATCCTTGACCAGGTTTTGTTCTTTGAATATTCATATATGCCTGTTGCAAGTTAAAGTTAGCAACGTCATTAAAGTGACTTACATATATGTCCATACATGCTTTAGTCATACTATTGTAATCTTGAAGCAATGGTGCGGGTCTGTTAAATGTAATCATTGATGTATCAATGGTTGTCATATCATCATTTACTTTTACAGTCCTTGCTCCTGCATCAGAATCCATATCTACATTCCTTCTTCTAATAAGAGTATTATCCTGTTCTGCTTTTTTATGATACTCTATAAACTGCATGCAATGAATATCAGTTTCAAAGACTCCTATAAAGTCATCTCTAACGTCAACGTTTCTAATCATCTCCAAAACTCCATGTTACTATACTTTTCAATTACATAATCCGACAAGACATCTTTAGGATCTTTTGATGTCTTGGATAGCGACTTCTTAACTACATGTAGATTATCTAAACCTAACATACCATCATGAGGTAGATACTCATTTACAATATTGTTGAAGTCATGTTTGTGTGGTGGTATTCCCAAAAAGTTATATAGATTATACATCGTGTTTACTGGTTTGTCTAGTAGATCATCATACTCTACGAGCATAACTTCTGGATCTTTATACGATGTCTTTAGAGACTCATACGATAATTTTAACAAACCATCATCTTTCATTAACCAATCACATCTATTATCATTATTAATTTCTTTACCCATAAATTGTAGACCTCTATCTACAAAGTTAAGTTTATCAGAACTTTCTAGTAAAGTAATCCAACTTGTTAGTATCTCAAGCATACCTCTTACTGGGCATATTATTTTTGGATTTGAGTTCAATGACTTTGCTAAAATCCTATTGTCTTTGTGACTCCATACCCTACATTTGTCAATTATATGTTTTGCATCAGTATCAAAGTAATAACTGTCTGCCATAGACACTGCTAGTTTAGACTCAAATGTATGTTTGGGATACAATACTAACTGTTCATTGTTTGCAAGAAACCTAAAAGTATTATCTAAAAGACCACAGATAGGTGACTCAGGACCTGAGTGTATATCTGGATTCTGGTTTAGTATGCTTGATAGTAGAGTAGCACCAGTTCTAGGTAACCCACTTAAAAAATAATAAGTCAAAATTCTAAATTTACTGAAGATAAATTGTTACCATCGTTATAATTTATTTTGCCATAAGGTAACGTATTAAAGGCAATAGACCAACGTTCATTATCTAGGTCATTAATAGATCCATGTTCTAACCACCATGGAAACATAATTAATCTACCTTTGATTGGTTCTACCATATACATGTCTCTATTAATATCTGATATTGGTATGGTAGATTTATGAACCTGTAACGGATTTGGTTGTCTAAAACAAAGAGGTGATCCTCCTGTCAAATAAAAGACACCACTATATGCAGACATAGGGTGTCTATGAAAATGTATGTCTTGTTTAGATGTTACTCTGTTTACCCATGCTGTAGTTATCTTAAAACTCTCACAATGGAATTGATAGTATTCTTTGATCTCATTCGCACACTTGGTGATCCATGTAAACAATGCTCTATACTCTGGTTTCGTATGTAGATCAGAATTAGATTGATCTACAGGGATATCTGTAGAAACATACTTCTTAGATGCTTCTACTAAATGATCTACCTCACATTCCCAATCCCACCAGAATACTTCTGTTGGAAATAAATCCAACCTATTCATACAAAATTAAAATTAAATGACAACGTTATTCTAAACTCATCGCTCTTTTGTTTAAGAACCATGTGTTCTACAAATGCAGGAAATACAACAAGATCACCCTCCTCTACTGGAAAGAATGATCTTTGTGCCCACATTGGTGGTGAGTTTCTAGGATCAGGTGACTTTGCTTGTGGTGCTGAAGCGTTGGAAACCTGTCTGTATGGATTAACGAATACTGTTGGAGTATGAACTTCTGAGTTATACTTTATATAATGTATTGCTGAGAACTGACCTGGCAAATGATCGTGTATATCATGAGACTGTCCTGTCTTATATGCATTTAACCATGCTGAGTTAACTTGCACCTGTCCATGTAGACCCTCACCATAACAACCATACTGAGCACCCATTGTTTGAATACTCTCCATATAACATGGAAATATATCGTTCCATGGTAAGTTTGCCTTTTGACCATAAGTTGTAAAGACGTTCTGAGTCTCTACCTCATTGTCAGCAAAGGTATTAGATTGTTTAGGATATTCTTCCTCTACAAACTCTTCTGCATATTTTTTTATCTTCTCATGATCTGCAACAGGAGTCTTCCATATACAGATCGGAAACAATTCCGAAATCACTTGTGTGTTACAACTTCTACTATTCTATCACAACCTCTTCTATTTCGCAATTATCAATGTCACAGATCTCTGGATCTGCTGGCCATGTCTGTTTTAAAATACCTGTAACACTGAAGTTTGATTCATCTGGAGTCAAATAGTGTGAGGCAGGAACTGCTACTTCGTCCTCTCTAACTTCATCACCATTGTCATCTATAATCTTAATCCAGTATTTAAAGTATTGTCTATCTGGTTCAGAGATAACAGTTTTTTTATTCTTTGTAACAATAATTTTCATCGCACCCAAACCGCCATATTGTAATTTACCACGTTATTATATCTACCCATACAGTTAGGATAGAAGTTAGGGTTGATTCCACTTTGATAATTTACACCAGAAGAATTAGATCCATATATCTCAGTTCCAGAACAGTATGCTGAGATCTTATCGTATGCTGCATAACCACCCCAGTTATTGTTGTGACCATGTTTGACACCTAAACCACCAGCTGTATATCCATAGTTACCATTACCCGCTGCACCACTGAATGACACTCTAGCGTTAGCATAGTTACTTGAGTTGAAGTTATTAGTAACATTAAACATCAAGTTGTATGATGAGTTATCACGACCATTGATTGTTCCTGAGATAAACATATCACCACCAAGAATCTGTGGTCTATTGTTGTTCCAGTTTAATAACTGAGAATAATCTTGATATGTTTTTCTGCCACCACTACTTATTGTAAGATTATTTCCTGTTGTCATAACCTGATATAGACTATTTCCAGAATAGTTATTATTTACATAGATTCCATAACCATTTAACTGAGCACTATTGTTTTGGAAACCTTGTCTTTTGTGACACATGAACAATATCTCTTGCACTGGATACTGGTCATATGCTCTAGTCTTTACGTTACTACCCCAAGGAGATGTATTTGCTTGCTGCTGTTCATTCCTAGTCAACCAGAATGTAGTATTATCCCAATGTGGAATACCACCAATAGAACTATTGGCAGAGTTTGTATTAATATTAAATGCTAAAACCCAAGGAGCTCCGTCAATAGGACTTGATAACTTTGTGTATGCTTGATACTTAGTTCCACCTGATGCATCTTGATACCAGTATACACCATCAGTTGTTGCACCCGCATTTACAATTTCAGTTACATTTGTTGCAGCAGTATCTGATGACAGTCCGTTTGCTGCTCTACCACCACCTACTTTTACCCATTGTGCTCCGTCAGCAACGTATATGAATCCATCATCGGGATCGTATATTTGTTGTCCTGGCGTAGATGGAGATGGTCTTTGTGCTACAGTATACTTCGGTAGGTTTATACCTATACTCGCATTTACTGTACCGACATTAATCTGAGACATACCTAATAGTTACTATCCACATTGCTATTTAGCGAAATCCCTACACGGAAAAATTTGCCAAAAAATTTTTTCTGTATATTTGAAATCAAAAAGGTCATTTTGAAAGCACCACAACGTATAATCCATTCCACCACATGTCAAGATCTTCTGGATCGTTTAGCAATTCTCTCTCAAACAACACTTTAAATCCCATAGCATCTATAAACCTTTTAGTAATAGCAACGTTTTCTTCTATGTTTGCATCGTCAATAACAAGAGTAAACACATCTTCTGTAAAGTCTATCATGTTAAGAAAGAACTCTCTCATCTTCTGTTCTGAGTTATCACCGTCATAGAATATAACATTGACATTATGTTTAAAATCTTTTTTACTTAGTTTCGATGAGTCACCATTCAACACCTGTATGTCAAAGTCTAGTGTTTCTGTAGATATATTTTCTTGTAAATTTTTCACAAAAGTATCTACAGTAACGTTCTCCAACGTTAAATTTAAGTCTTCACGACCTGGTTGTAAGTTAGGTTGTGACCAATTATCATTTGCATATGCAGCAACCATATCGTTATTTTGGACTGCAGCACAGAATGTAGATCCTGCATAGACACCTACTTCAAGATATACTGCACCTTCTTGAGAACATAGATTGTTTAGGAAATGTCTAACTCTAGGTGATGTCAATCCCTCTACATTGTAATAGGAGGTAGGGTCATTAGGATCATATGTCCTGTGGTTAGAGAGATACTTACCAGAGTTTGTAAATGCTTCTATGCATGTTTCTACCTGTGGGTGCATAATTAAATCTGATTTTTTCATGTGTGCTTCTACAACCTTCTCGCAGTAGTTGCAATCCCAACAATCAAACTTACATGTCTTAATCTTTTCTCTCCATTTTTTAAATGGTGAGTCTTTCATTTTTAATTGATCCTGATATTTTTGATACTCAGGGAACATGAACTCTTCTTCCTTTGCCCACCTTGCAATGAGATCCATACTCTCTTGCAACCTCATCATACTTTCTCTACCATGTAGTTTGAATGTATCAATACCAAGATCAAGCATCTCTACCCAATCATCTCTCCAAGGAGGTAGGTTTGCTTGTTTAAGATCTGCTTCTGGATGTTGTATATCCCATGTAGAACAAGACACTCTACTAATAGGACTAGCAAAAAATATAGGATCTTCTGGTTTTCTAGTGCTATTATATTGATAATGTTCTGGCATGATAGGACAACCACCCCAACATGTCTCATTAACAAGCATTGAAAGCATTACTGGTTTACCTAAGAAAGCACAGTAATCTTTTGCTTTTTGTATGCGTAGTAGTTGTTCACGATCTCTCATAAGATCACGATCTAGATTAATATAATTAAACCCTGCCTCTGCTAATTGAACTATTTCACTTGGTTTTGTAACTTCTCTAAGTATAGTATTTTTAATGAATAACTCTGGAAACGCTGCTTGTATCTGTCCAGATGATACCCATGTGGTATGTGGTAATGTGACAACTCTGACTCCAGAATTGTAGATAGGAGCAAACTCTTTTATCCACAAGTCTAGATTCTTTTGATCTGGTCTTACCCATATATTGTTGAAGGTTGCTGATAATGGTATATCAGATTGATTTGAAATATAACATGCTGATTCTATTAACGCATCTGGAGACAAGAAAGTATCCCCCATAGCGTCTTGTTCAAACGGAGGGATACGACATGTAAAATATAAATCTAGTATATAATCTCGATACTCTTTTAAGAATGGTAGGAATGTATTAACTACAAACTCTTCACTCAGTTTCGGATTGATCGGTAGGCTGAATACTTTTGATTTTGATTCCTGCATGACCATTCAATGATTCAAATAATTTAAGATCAAGATTATCTTCCACATTATCAAAGGTTGGGATACGTGGTGCAGAACCATCTATCATCATCTTATCTATCTGTGGTTTAATCTCGTTTTGGATTTTTGCAATACCCGCGTTCAATAGACCCGCATACTGCATTGCTATATTTAGTGTAGCATATTGATCCTCTTCTCGCATCATTGCTATCGAATCCAAGTTACCAATGCCTATTCTACCTGTAGCATATACATCAACTGCTGCTTGTTTACCCATACGAGCAATCCAATACTTTCTCTCTTCTTCTTCGTTATACTCAGCGTCTTGTATTACTTCATCCATCTCACCATAGTTCTTATGAATCCAATCCATAAATGCTTGCAGTTCATTATCTGCTTGGTGTAAGGTTATTCTAAACCTTCCCATGTCAAGTTTATATTCTTCGATGTCAATTTCAATGAACCTTCTTTCATAAGGATCATCTACAGTTTCTAACCTTGCAGTTAGTTCATCTATTTTTACTTGTTTTCTTTCTATATCTAAGCGAAGTTTCTTTCTTTCGTGATTTCTTGTAGAAACTTCAACTAAAACTTGACGAAGTTTTCTTCGATTAGTTACGTGGGAATTGACAACGAAGTTCTTAATTTGTTCATGTGTCATCCCAAAATCCATGTTACCTTCTACGAAGGCTTCCAAGGCATCAGATGATATGTCCATAGTTTAGAATTGCAAACCAGATTTTATAGGTAGTGGTGTCCAACCATCATACTCTTCGGTCTTTCCTAGTTCGATTGCCTGATGTTGTGGCATAGGAACACCCAAGTAGTCTTCCCAAAGAACGTTAAGTTCTCTTATAGTAGTGCAATCTGTAAATTTTTTCTTGAGTGCTATCATTGCATCATACAATGCTAGTGCTTTTTCATCAAAAGATTTTTTCCCTGCAAGAACAGATTCTGCTACCTTAGAAACTTCCAATCCTTTAGTGGTGGCAATACTATTTAGTATGGGTGTAGAACCTGATAAATTGTTTGCTTCTGTTACTTGTGCGTCCCAAAAATACTGTTCTAGTTTAGAATCTTCTGCTTTGAGTGATAAGAATTTTCTATCATACTCATCCTCAATAATTAATTTTGCAGACACTTTCATAAATGCAATTGCTGCATCAATTCTTTCTTGTGGTAATACAATTTTTGTTTTAGGTCCTGATTGTGATACCTTATATTCTTCACTAGTTGATAGTGGATCTTCGTCTGTAACTTTTACCTCAGTACGTATTTCAGCAAAGTGTTTGACACCCCACCTACCCATATCTTCACTAATTTCTTCAAAGGATTTAGTTAATCTATAAACCTCTCTTACCACTTCCTCTCTAATAGAGAACACAGTAACACCATACATATTCCACAACAATTCTAGATCATTGCCGACACCAATCTGATCTAATGCAGGGCAGTGCCTTGCTATAAAATACTTTCGTTTTTCTGTTCCGTCCAATACGTCGAGGACAGCTGTATCTAAATTAATCTGCTCAGACATAATTACATTCCTGTGTATCCATACATTAGTGTACCAAATTCGACACCCGCTGCGGATGCAGATCCACTAATACCAGACCTATCCATACGACTATCTCTTTGGAAGGTATGACTTGCATAAGTGAAGAGATAACCATTATTGTTCTGGTTACCATCATACTGTCCACAAATAAATCCATACTCGTTTCCAGTGTGCATTGATTCCTCACCAGTAGTTATGCCTTGCTTACTAACACTTGCCATACGACCACCAGTATAGGAGTCTCTCAAATGCCAGTCACAACTAGTTCTATATCCTCCACAAGTGTTCCAGTAAGAGAATCCATTTCTACTTGATAATGTTTTGTTAGAACCGTCAGTGCCTGGTGAATCAGTCCAACTACGATAAACTTCTGTAGCAAAGTCGTATGCTTGTGCACCACCCTGTCTAATCCATCCTACTGTTGCACCTTGTCCACATGCAGGGTTGTTTTGTGATCCGTTAGGATGTGATGTGGAGTTATTACTTGACTCTGTTGATAGATTATATTTTACTGTGTTACTACTATTACTTCCACCACCATGAACATATGCATAGAGGAAATCTCTACCCATCGCAGATGCCCTGTTTCTACTAGATGACATGGCAGTAGCAGCACCCGCATTGGACTCTGTATTCATATTGATTTTAGAGACCTGATTAGTTGTAGCATCCCAAGAGTTACCTGTTGCAAACACATAGGCATTCATAGTTGTGCTTGGTTTACCATCAATGTATGCACCTGACCAGTTGGAGAGATCACCTAAGTTTGACTGTGTAAATGTAGAATGAACAAGTCTATTAACGTTTCTCCATGACTGTGCTCCACGATATCCACAACAACTAAATCCTCTTGTTATATTAAATCCTGCTTTATATTTTGCCTGAGAACCACCTACTTGAGATCCCTCTCCACTAGTATCCCAGTATGCTGTTCCTGATGTTCCACCTGATCTAAGTGGTGCACCTAAGTTGTCTGCTGTTTGGTCTGGTAATGTAACAAAGGGTTGACCGTTTTGAAACAACTCTCCACTAAAATCAATATTACCTGTAACACCAACATTACCATTAAAAGTCGCACCACCTGTCGGGAAAGAAACGTTTCCCGCAGCAGCTAAATTAGTAACTTCATCAACTTTAATTCTTGATGCCATAGTCTATACTACACTCCATGATCCACCGTTTGCAATCGTAACGGTAGTGCTATTATTTATCCCTATAGGACCTGCGGTCATACAGTTGTCTCCGTTAGCAACAGTGATGCTTTCACTAACAGTATTTCTGTTTCTCTTGAATACTCCATAACTATCTATCCATTGTTTGTCTCCACTAGCTCTTAACACTGTGGATTTCTGACCAGATGATAAACCTTCAGTTGCTGCTAAGTTAATACCATTTAACTGCTCAACTTGTAAACCATATGTTGATTGTACTCTATCACTACCATTGTAGAATGTCCAACAACCGTTATCATTAAGTGAACCTATACCAGTGTCACCATTATTTCTGAAATAGTAATCGTCACCTGTTCTAAAGTATGTGTGACTATTGTTAGAGAAGTAGAATCTTTCTTGACCACCATCATCTGTAATCCATACGTTAACTCTTCCTTGTAAGTATGGAAGACTTAATGCAGTATAACCGTCAAGTAAGTCTGCGTTTAAGTTAGTAACAACAGTAGTAGAATCAACTACAAATGGTGCAGTTCCTTGTGCAACTCTTGATCTAACCTGTCCGAAGAAGTGGAATGTAGAATCATCATAACGATACTTAGCAACCCTTGTATCTGTGCCATTGTTTCTTCTGTAGAATGTGATATCATCACCTTGCTCAGATGCGAATGCACCAGGTGAGTTGTCACCGTTGTATGCGATACCACCACCATATGCGAGTGATTGTCCAACGTATAAGTAACCTGTACCTTGTCCTCCACCATATGCTTCAAAACCAGCTTGATTAGAAGAAGAACTAAGAACTCTTACATATCTGTCACCACCGCTAGTAGTTCCAAATACACCATCACCAGTGGCGTCTAATGATACGCTAGGATTGTCAGTGCCAATACCTATGCGTCCGTTACGGAAGTATACGTTGTTGTAGGATAGATGTGTTCCATTCCAACCAAAGGCGTTGCTATCATTACCAAATTTAATATAACCAACAGAGGATGATTGCTTACCTTGTAGTGCTAATGTATTAGTTGTAGATTTACCAAGAGTGATACCGTTACTATCTGCAAGACTCAATGTTCCTGCACCGTTGTTAGAGAATATACCTTGATCACCATATAAGTCATTAACTGTTAGGTGTCCTGATCCATCTCTACGTGCGATTGTGTTAGCAACTGCACTAGTGTTCTGAGTATAACCATCTAAGTAATGAGCGTCTAGCTGAGATGTTATACCATCGTTACCACTATGCCACACGGTGTTACCGTTGAAGGTAAAGTCTGCAGCGTTGAATCTAATCGTTCCATTACCGTTAGTGGAATTACCACCAGAGACGATCATTTGAACATCATAGTTTGGTGCCTGACCAGATGATCTAAAGTCTATTGTTGGTGTGGTAGATACTGATGCTTTACCAATCTGTAACTTAGCACCGTTTGCATCATCTCGTAATCCAAAGATACTTACTGATCCACCAGAAATCTTATTAGATGATGATACAGTCCATTTTGTGCCAGGATTAGGACCGAAGACATAAATGTTTGCGTTAGTATTGCTACCAACAAATGCTATCGTTCCAGTTACAAGTGAATATATCTCACCAGTTGTGTGTGTCTTTTCTTGAACACCACCAGAACTATCAACTACGATAGAACCAATGTTGTTTGTTGCACCTACGTCAGAGTAAATAGTGTATGTTCCACCATTATTGATGTTACCACCAACACCACTATTACAATGGAAGTCTGGAATGTATAGTGTAAATTTATTACCTGTGTCATTAACGTAGAAGTTCTCAAAGACCATC